GGTGACTTAGATGTTAAGGCACAAGGTACAAGTTCACTAATGACAAAAGAAGTAAGGTCACAAAGATTAATGACATTTATGCAAGTAGCATCAAATCAGTTTCTTGCACCTTTTGTTAAATGGCATAGTATTATTAAAGAGATTGCAAAGTCAATGGATGTTGACCCTGACCAATTAGTCAATGACCCAGAGAAAGCGGCAATCTTTATGAAGATGATGGGAGAAATGAATGGAAGTCAACAAATTGAAGACCCTAACCAGCAACAAGGTGGCATGGGAAATACTGGAGGAGTACCTGCAGGTGCAACTGTCACAGACACACAAGGGTCTGGAGGTGGCAACATCGGAGCAGGAGTTCCACAGACTCCAGGGCAAAGCGGCTTTACTGCACCAAATAATCAACCTCCGAGACCAACTGAACAATAATGGCTGATTTATCTAAAATATTACAACAAGAATCGGAGGGGATTATGTTCCCCTTCAAAACTGGTGTACAGTCTACTACAACAGAACAACAAGTATATGATTCTACAACAGACGGTATTATGACTGTTCAAGGTCAACAATACTCACTCCCTGAATATCAAGGACCAACAGCTACCATACAATATGGTACAGAAGAGCAAGGATATCCTCGTATGTTAAGAGAAATAGAACAAGGGGAGCTACCACAATTTAGACAAGAAGATTTTCCAAAAGCAGGTGAGGGTAGAACAGAAATATCTACACCTACAACTCAACCTATAACTACTACACCTTTTGAACCTACTACACCTACTGCTGACCCATGCCCTCCCGGATTTAAATATGACCCTGTACAAAAAATGTGTGTTCCTGTAGAAAAACCACAAGATAGTGGAAGGTCCTCATCAGAAAATATTAATGTTCCTAGAAATATAGGAGACACATCACAAGCATTAGGACAAATAACTAAAGTTTTAAGAGAGCAAGGCGTTACTCAAGATGGAACGTATGATGATGATGTAAATTATACAATAGATAATTCTACTATTTTATCAAAAGGCGGATTTATAGGAAAATTATTAGATAATATATTTATTAAAGGTCCTGCCAATAAAAAATTAGAAAGTTTAGGTGGTAGTACTGAAGGTATAACAGTTACTAAAAATGAAGATGGTACAAGAAATGTACTCGTAACAAACAATCAAGGTAAAGCTAATGTTGGTAGATTATTAACTGCAGAATCTTTATCTGGTAATCTAGCTACTACACAAAAAAGAGATGGTTTAGGAAATATTATGAGAGCACCTAATGGTCAATTAATGATTGAAGGGCCAGTTCAGATAAATCCATATTCTAAAAATTTATTTAAACTTGAAACAAGAACACCTGCACAAACAGATGCGTTAAATGCAGAAGAAAAAAATAAATTAATTTCTGAATTAAATGATATGATACCTGCAAGACAAGCGTTAGGTGTAACAGCTACACAAGCTAAAGGACCTACTTTAAACTTTGACGAGGTAATAAATGAATACTTAAAACCTCTAGGGCAGGGTGTTCCTTTTCAAAGAGCAATTAGTGAGTCAGGCACACCTACAAAAAAAGATATTAGGGCTGTTGATTCAGGATTAGGTAAAACGTCACCTTTTGCCTTTGAGAATAAATTTGAGGGAAGTAGAGCTGCTTCAGGTGCAGATGCACAAAGAAGTTTAATGACAGATAGCAGAAAAACTAGTAGGGTATCAGAACCTGCGGGTAGAGAACCTGACTTTTTAAGGCAACAACAAATTACAGAAAAAGAAGAAAGAAAGAAAAAAGAAAAAGAACAAAAAGCTAAAATAGGATATGGTCAAAATATAGACCAAGATATTATCAATGCTAATAAAAAAGATTCTGATAGAGAAGCACAAAAACAAACTGGCGATTCTACTATGAGAGCAGTTACAGATAGATATGGAAATCCAATAAGAACTACTAGTGGAAAAGTTGTTACTAATCCTGCCCCTAAAAGCGGAGGCGGAGGCGGTGGTGGAAGTAGCAAAATTGTATGTACTATGATGAATGAATCTTATGGATTTGGTTCATTTAGAAATAAAATATGGTTAGTGTATGGTTCTAAATTACCTAAAGAGTATGAAATAGGTTATCATACTTTATTTTTACCATTAGTTAAATATGCAAAACAAAAAGGTTTTACTAATACTATACTTAAAAATGTTTTAGAACATATCGCTATACATAGAACAGTCGATATTAGAAAACAAAAATATAATAAAATTGATGTATTAGGTAGAGCATACAGGCTTATATTAGAACCATTATGTTATATCACGGGGAGAATTAAATTATGGAAGAAGAAATGAGACAAGGTATGATGGGTGCAGATGTTCAAACAACTCCTGCTCCTATTGATGATAAAGATAACCCATTAATAAACTTAGTGGGGGATAAAGTTTCAGAAAATTTACAAAATATTAGTGAACAAGAAATGCAATTAATTACACAATTAAATGTTCCTGAATTTAGAAATTTTATGTCAAAAGTTTTTGGGCCTGAGTTTGGTGTAATAATGGAAACAAGAATACCTAAACCAGAACAAACTCAACCACAACAAGTTTCACAACCTAGTGAAAGCCCTGCACCTACGCAAGGACAGGGAATGATGACGCAGCCACCCTCCGTATAGAGGCCCTGCATATAGGGGCGACCTGAATCCAACAGCACCCCAAAGGAGATAAAATGGAAGACGATAAGAAATCTGAAGTTGTAGAAGAAAAAGTTTCCGAAGCAACAGAAGAAATCGCAACACCAAACCCATACAAGAATCCTAATAGGAATTTAATGGACAAGGAAGACGAAAAGACAGCTACTGAAGAATCTAAGGAAGAATCTGACGAGAAAAAACCTAAAGATGAACACCCTGTCGGAGTAGAAGATGCTGTATTTAAGAAGCGTTATGATGACTTAAAACGGCATTACGATGAGACTGTCTCTAAGCATAAAGACGAAGTTCTCAAACTAAAGAAAGAAAGAGAAGCTATTGCATCTAAACCTATCTTTAAAACTAAAGAAGAGTTAGAGGAATGGCGTAAGGATTATCCTGAGATGTATGATTCTGTTATGCAGATTACTTCAGAGGCTACTCTTAAAAATAAGCAAGAAATACAAGAGGAAATGTTGCAATTAAAAAAACAACAGTCTCGACTTGCTAGAGAGAAAGCTGAAGTAGAACTTGCTAAGAAACATCCCGACTTTCAAGATATCAGAGAAAGTTCTGATTTTCATGAGTGGGCATCTTCTCAAGATACTACTGTACAATCTTGGCTCTACGATAATACAGACAATCCAACAGCAGCAGCTACAGCGATTGACTTATATAAATATCATAGAGGTCTTTCTACAAAGAAGGTTTCTTCCGATGCTAAGAAAGAAGCGGCAAAATCTGTTTCTAAAACTAAGCCTAGTGAGAATCCTACTGATAAGAAAACTTGGACTTGGGATGAAATTCGCAAGTTAAAACCAAGTGAGTACGATAAGTTAGAGAAAGAAATCGATATAGCTAATAGAGAAGGTCGAATCAAATAAGAAAAATCATAACAACTTTAAATAACAAACAAAAACAAAAGGAGAAAAACGATGGCATTTACTAAATCAAGTGGATATGCTAACTTACCAAACGGTAACTTTAGCCCAATTATCTACAGCCAAAAAGTCCAAAAGTTTTTCAGAACTGCATCTGTTGTAGAAGGTATTACAAATACTGACTATGCAGGTGAGATTGAAAACTTTGGCGACACTGTAAACATCATTAAAGAACCTACCGTTTCTGTTCAGGCTTACACAAGAGGAGCAGCTGTTAATCCGCAAGACATTAACGATGACCAGCTACAACTCGTTGTTGACCAAGCAAACGCTTTCGCATTTAAAGTTGATGATATTGAGGAAAGACATTCTCACATTAACTTTGAATCAGTTGCAACTTCTTCTGGTGCTTATGCACTTAAAAATGAGTACGATAAGAATGTAATTGCAGCTATGTTTGCAGGTCCAAGTGCAAGTTCACCTGACCATGTAATCGGTTCTGATGGTTCTGGAGTAGACGTAGGTTTTGATAGCAACGAAATTGACCCTGTCGATTTAATTTCAAAACACGCTAGACTATTAAACAAACAGGATGTACCTGAAGAGAACAGATGGTTCTTAGGTTCACCTGAGTTTATGGAGCAACTAGGTCAAACTTCATCAAAACTTATGGATGACACTACTGGAGCAGCTACACCATTGAGAAATGGTAAAGTATACTCTGGTAAGATTATGAACATGGAAGTATATATGACAAATAACTTTGCAGCAAGTTCAACTTCGAACTACTTCAAAGTATTATCTGGACATATGTCTTCTACTGCAACAGCTAATCACATTGCAAAAATCGAAGTTATCAGAGACACTGATTCATTCTCTGATGTCGTTAGAGGCTTACATGTGTTTGGAAGAAAAGTGTTACGTGACGTAGCTCTTGTTGCAGAACACGTCTTAATAGACTAATAGTAGGAGGAAATAGAAAATGCCAACAAATTATAACAGTAATATTACTTCTACTAACATACCAGCAAAAATGGGTTCAAGTATCCCAAGAGTTATCTCTGATGTAGTAGATTTTTCATCTACAACAAATGGAACTGGAGATACTTTTGATGTGCTTCCTGTACCTGCTAACTCATTAGTGTTAGCTGCTGGTGTAGATGTATTAACAGCCGATGGCGCAGGTAACTCAGGTACTGTCGCAGTTGGTGATAGTGTAGACCCAGACCAATATGCCGCTGCTGCAACTGTAGCCGCCGCAGGTCAAATGACTACTCTTGATGCAAACTACGCTTATGCTTCTGCAGATGCAATCAGACTAACAATTGGTACTGGTGCAATTGATGCAAAAGTAAGAGTATGGGCTTGTGTTATGTCTCTAGATGGTGGTGGCACATTAGCCGACACTGATTCACAGACATCAACATTTGCATAATAATGATAATAGGGGGGTTTCAATACCCCCCTTTTTAATATGAAATTTTTTATAGTATTAGTTATATTATTAGCAGAACACACTTCTCCTAAATTATTTGTATTTAGATTTGAAGATTTTTCTGAACAAAATACTTGTGCTAATTATATTAATGACAATAAAGATTATTTAAAAGTGGAAATTGAAAAACAATTCCCAGTAGAAACAATTGAAGAAAGTATGGTTGTATGCATGACACAACCTGAAATAGATAAAATAACAAAAACTTTAGAGGGAAAGCAATGGCAGGAACAACAACATATTTAACTTTAGTTAATGATGTACTTAGAGAACTCAACGAAGTAGAATTAACTTCTGCTTCTTTTAGTGATAGTAGAGGAGTACAAACTGCCGTTAAAGGATTTATAAATAAAGCAGTTAATGATTTATATAATTCTGAAGTAGAATGGCCATGGTTATATGTAGAGGGTTCTCAAGTTACTTATGCAGGACAACAAGAGTATACTTTTCCTACAGCATTTAGAAAAGCAAACTTTAGTTCCTTTCGATTAGTTCCCACACAAAGATTAACAAATCCTACTTTTGATTCTAACATATCTAGTTGGACAACAGTATCAGGCTCACCTTCTTTTACTTCAGATGGTAATGGTAGGCTAAGATTAAATGCCTCTGAGGTAACACAAAGTATTAGTGTTGTTAAAAATGAAGTACATAAAATATCAGTAAGAGTGTTAGACCCTAGCGAATCAGGGAGTTCTGCCACATTAAAGATTGGTACAACTTCAGGTGGTACACAAATATCTTCTAATACTATTAGTGTTACAGATTACGGCAATGGTAAAATTTATAGTACAGATTTTACACCTACATCTAGCACAATATATATTGGTTTAGCTAATGCAGATTCTACAAATTTAGATATTGATTATATTAAAGTAAGTCTAGGTGAAACTCCTAGTTATTTAAAATATGTTTCTTATGATTCTTTCTTACAAGGTCTATTAGCTTCTGATGCTGTAGTAGATGATTCACAATATGGTAAACCTAGTTATGTTTATAGAACACCTGACACATTAAAATTTGGACTATCTAGAATACCTGATACAGATGCGTATACTATCAAATATGATTATTATAAAACACATGCAGATTTATCAACATCAACAGATACTCTAGACTTACCTGATAGGTTTGCGGATACAGTAGTCAATAGAGCAAAGTATTATCTATATAAATTACGTAATGATGTACCTATGGCTAATATTGCTAATGCTGAATACGAACAAGGTATTAAACGTATGAGAGTAGAAACACTCAATAAACAAGATTATGTTAAAGATACGAGAGTAAATATTAATTCATCTAATAGAACAACAAGCGATACTTCAGTATTAACGGTAATATAATATGGCACAGACACAACCCTTTACAGCTAGTATTGGAGGAGGCCTAGTACTTAATAGAGATGTATTCTCTATGCAACCTGGTGAGGCTTTAGAGTTAACAAACTTTGAACCTGACATTGAGGGTGGATATAAAAAAATATTAGGTACAACAAAGTTTAATGATAACATTGTACCTCAAGTAGCTTCAGCTAGTGAACGTGTTGTCTTTTCTGCAGTATTCAATGATGTCATTTTAGCAGGAAGGGGTGGTAGTATTCATCGTGCATCAAGTGGTTCAGGTTCATGGACTTCTTTGGTTACAGGATTAGGTACACCTACACACAACTATGAGTTTAGAAAATTTAATTTCGATGGTACAGATAAGATTGTTATTTGTTCAGCTACATCAACACCAAGAATAGTAGATACTAGTTATAGTGTTACTAATGTTAATGCAACAGGTAGTGCTAACTTTAAGTTTGTAGAGATATTTAAGAATCATATATTTTTTTCAGGTGATTCTAATAATTCACAATCTATTAAGTTTATGCCACCTTTTGCTACAAATGATTTTACAACAGCTAATGGTGGTGGTGAGATACGAGTAGACTCCCCTATTGTTGGCCTTAAAGTTTTCCGTGAAAATTTATTTATATTCTGTAATGATGAGATATTTAAACTACTAGGAGATTCTTATGCTAACTTTCAATTACAACCTGTTACTAGAAAGATTGGTTGTCGAGACGGTAGAAGTATTCAGGAATTTGCAGGTGATATTATCTTTCTAGGTCCTGATGGATTAAGGACCATTGCAGGTACAGACAGAATTGGTGACGTTGAATTGGGAACTATTTCCAAACAAGTACAAGAAGAAACAGATAAGATTACAACACATAATATTAACTCATTAGTTATTAGAAATAAATCACAGTATAGAATATTCTATCCTACTCGTGATGACCAAAATGAAAACTCCTCAGAAGGATTAATAGCAGTAATCAAGAACAATCCTAATACAGGACAGTTAGGTTTTGAATACTCTAAAACTCAAGGGATTAAAGTATCAAGCTGTGATTCAGATTTTATTAGTGGTGAAGAGACTGTTATATCAGGTGGATATGATGGTTATGTTTATCAACAAGAATCAGGAAATGTATTTACAAGAGTAGCAAGTACATTTACAATTAATGCATTTTTTAGAACACCTGACGTTACAATGGGCGACCCAGGTATTAGAAAAAATATGCAACGAGTTATTTGGAACTATGAGAATGAAGGTAACGTTGACACAAACTTTAAAGTAAGATATGACTTTGACAGTTCTAGTATACCACAACCTTCAGCATATTCTTTATCAACAGGTGCAGGTATTGCTGTTTATGGTTTATCTGTGTCTACCTATGGAACAGCAGTGTATGGTTCATCAGGTGCAAACTTAGTACGACAATCAGTCGAAGGTAGTGGCTTTACGGTGGCACTACGAGTAGAAGAACAATCTACAAATCCACCTATATCATTTAAAGGTTATCAACTAGAATTTATACCCGGAGGTAGAAGATAAATGGGAACAACATATACAAGACAGGAATCAGGTAATATTACTGACGGTTCGGTTATTGAGGCATCGCATCTTAATAATGAATTTAATCAGTTAGAATCTGCATTTGCGTCATCAACAGGTCACAGTCACGATGGCTCTACAGCAGAAGGTGGTTACATACCGCTTATTGCTGATAGTGATGCCAATAATAAAATATCTGTAGAT